TGGGTAGCACCTGCATTAAGTGCTTTGAAGTACGGAAAACATGCAGTTAAAATTGCTAAATGGCTTTACAATAATAAATGGGCAATTACATTCTTTGTAGGGTTATGGAAAGTTGGCGGTTGGGTTGCTGATGCTATGGCCTGGGCTAAACGTTTCTTAGATCATCCTGTTACAAAAGCATTAGGCACATATGGACTTCCAGCAGTAGGTATTGCTGTAGCACTATATGGTGGTAGAAAATTATACATGCAACTAGTAGATATGGAGAAGAAAGGTCTAAGCCAAGAAGAAATGGAAAAAGAACTTACAGAGTTCAAACCAGACACTTCAGAAGCAGATGCATTTGAAAAAGAGTTAGAAGCATTTAACGACAAATATTTTGCTACTGAAAGTTTAGACGAATATAGTGTAAAGCAACAAAGACCTAAACTTGATGTACTTAATAACATTGCTGATCGTAAAGACAGTAAACCTTTTCCGTTAAGTTACAAAGACACAGGTGGTGCAAGTAGCGGAGGTGAAGTATTAATTACTCCACAAGAAGCAAAGAAGTTTATTAAGTTTTACGATAGTAGAGCTGAAGATGAACAAGAGCTAATGCAAAAAGCACTAAAGAGTGTTAACGGTATTAAGAATTTATTTAATAACTTAAACATTAATGTAAGTATTAAAGTACCAAACAATACAGATATTTCAACACAAGACCCGTTAGATAAACTTAGAACTAACTTAGCCAAAGAAGCACAGAATAGTAATTTAGAACAAGACCTAATTGATATGTACAAAGGCGACGGCGAAGCTGGTCTTGCAATGTATATGGTTGACTATTTAAAGTTTACAGAAAAAGAAGTTTCACAAGCATTTAGAAAAGCAGGTGGTGATATTTATAAAATGATTAGTAACGTTGCCGCTATGAAAAGCGAAGGCGAAAAAATTCCTAATCCTAAAGATACATTTCTTACAAAGTCTGATACAGCATACGATTTCCTACGTGTAGGTAAAACTATTTCTAATTTAGATGCTGTAAAAAAAGGTGCAAACAGAGATGAGCCTGATGTTATGATAGTACCACTAGGCGGCAAGAAAGAAAAAGAGCATCTTAAAAAAGGACTTAATCGTGTAGGTTATAAAACACAAGACGCTGACAAGCCAGGAGATGATGCACACGTAGATGAAAACTTTGCAGACGGTAAAAAAAAAGGTAAGAGCCGTCCAGGTAGAGTAAAGAAGTCAGGTGCTAGTTGTAACGGCACAGTAACACAATTACGTAAACGTGCAAAGAATGCATCAGGTGAAAAAGCAAAAATGTATCACTGGTGTGCTAATATGAAATCAGGAAAGAAGAAATAATGTTTAGTCAACAATGTAAACTTCACTTAGAAGAAAAAAACGAAACAGGTTTACAGCATATGAAAGCCGCACTAAAGACCGCAGTTAAATTACAACTGTTAGTTCCGGCTTTAATATTACATAGTGTTGCTCCACGTTGTTTTACAGATACAGCATCACGAGTAATGAAAGATATTTTAAATGAACGAGATACAGATAGATATTGAGCATTACGTAAAAAAATTAAAAGAACACGAAGCTCGACGTGCAAGTTTTAACGAGCGAATGGAATATTGGAATGGATATAAAAACTCTACAGAGACTAGCAGGGATTAAAGATTTTTCAGGTTATACTGAATACAACGTTAATGAAAATCCTAGCATTACTGCAACTGCTCTAAAGAAGAAAGAAAAAGCCATGGGTGTTAAACCAGGTGACAAAGATTGGTTTAAACTTTGGTTTAGTAGACCTTATATGACTAACCAAAATATGCCACAGGGTTTTAGAGGACGAAAAAAGAAATGAGATGGCATGAGATATCAGAAGGCGTAGGACGCATTGTAAAAGGTGTTAACACAACTCCTGATGTCGGAGTGGACCAAACTAGTATTGAAGCAAAGAAATTTGGTAATTCGGTTGACAAAGATGGAAAGCCGTTGTATACTATGCATAAGAAAGCACATAAGAATACAAAACCAAATACTTTATTTAATATGGGGATGACTGAGTCGCAAATAAAAGAATTAAAATCAAAAGAACTATCAGCAGTTAGTGAAATATACGTAGACATGGACGGAGTACTAGCTGATTTCTTTCCAGCTTGGAAGAAGATAGTAGGTAAAGATTGGCGACAAATTACAGACATCGAAAGTGCATTACAAACAATTAGAGATAAAGATGATTTTTGGTTATCATTACCATTAACAAATAATGCTCAAAACTTATTAAACATTATTAAAGAGCTAAAAGGAGAGTACAAAATATTAAGTGCTCCGTTAGCTAACGATCCTAAAGCAGAACCACACAAGCGTGAATGGGTTAAAAAGAACCTAGCGTTTTTTCCACCTAAAGAAGTTATTATATCCGCAGACAAATATAAGTGGGCTAAACAAGCTGATGGTACACCTAACATACTAATTGACGACTTTGGATCTAATATTAGAAACTGGGAAGCTAAAGGCGGAGTTGGATTTAAGCACAAAGATCACAAGTTTGAACGTACTGCTGGACTATTAAAGGATTACTTTAACAAGCCTGTAGAAGAACGTGAACTTAGTAAAGACGAAGAAAAAGAAAAAGAACGCATAGTAAAGGGCATGAAAAAGAATAAAAGTGACTTTAAGAAGCGTTATGGCGACAATGCTGATGCAGTTATGTACGCAACAGCAACTAAGATGGCTAAATCAGGATAAATAATGTTATGTTAATACGTGAACTATTTCAAAAAGACCTAGAAGAAACTGCAACAGCAGGCGGTACAAGTGCAGGTGCTATAGCAACTGTGGCTAATCCAGTACATGCACACGGACAAATACCACGTGATAAGAACGGTGTACCTAAAAAGAAATCTAAGAAAAAAGCAGACGGTACAGTAGTTAATGCACTAGATGCGTCAGACAGTTTCTTTGGTGGCAAAGTAGCTAAACGATAAATACTATTAGAGAGATAAAGTGATGAATATGAACAAAAAACAACTAAAAGAAGGTTTAGCAGACATGGCTTACAAAGCCGAGTCAGACCATGAAGTACAGATGGCTAGAGCTGAATTATACAAAATTGCAAAATACAGTATCAAACTACACGAAATGCTTAAAGGTGTTGACGAGTCAGCAGGCTTAGAAGGTTGGGTACAAAGTAAAATTACTAAAAGTGCAGATTACTTAGGTAGTGTTTATCATCACTTAGACTACCAAATGAAGTTTGACGAAGTAGCAGAAGCAGTAAATGAATCTGAAAAAGACACACATTGTTCAGACAAGTGTTGTGGTTCAGATGTTAAAAGAGAAGACTGTACATGTTCAGCAAGTTGCGAACATTGTAACTGTAACGATCCTAAAGTAGATGAAGGTAAGTACAAGAACGATGCACAACGTAAGGCAGTACACGCTTCAAAGAACGAAAAGAAAAAGAACGAATCATACAAAGAATCACTAGCTAGTAGACTAAGTGAAAAAGTTAGCACATGTTGTTCAGATTGTGGCAAAGACAGTTACACTACATTAAATCTTTCAGATAAAGAATTAGAAGAAGTAGCTGGTCCTGAAAAATGTTGGAAAGGCTATAAGAGAGCTGGAACACAAAAAGGTACTGGGAAGAACGCAGGCAAACGTGTTAATAAGTGCGTAAAGGCATAACATGAAGATTACGGATTTAATGGAAGCACCTCCAGGAGGTTGGCTTAATACCAAAGCAGTACTAGGTAAAGCAGACGACTTAGTTAGAAATAATCGTTTAGGTAAAGGCATGGCTAATACTAACACAGCGATTTCTAAAAAGTATGGCGGAGCTCATGGTAACAAAGCACCAATTGATCCAGCAGGTGGCATTGACGATAAAGAAACAGATGATTGGATTGCAGGCAAAGGTGCTAAAGATACTAAAGATCCAAAACCAAAAGCACCAGCACCAACAGGTGCAAAAACATTAGACAAAGCACCAACAAAAGAACCTAAATCAATTGATGATTTAAAACCAGGTAGTGCATACAACGATGGCACAGCAACTTGGACATGGACTGGAACAGATTGGTCCGACGGTGCAGTTAAACTAGATCCTGAAACAGGATTTAAACAATTCAAAAAAGCTAAAAACAAATTTGTAAAAGAAGCACCAGGTGCGGCGGCTCCAAGTGGAGCGGCTCCAGATGAACAAAAACCAGATCCAAAACTAGCACAACAGGTTGCACAAAAAGCAACAGCATTAAAAGGTGTTGTTGGTGGTAAAGCAAGTGGTGCTCAAGTTGCAAAAGGATTAGATAAAGTTGCGGCAGGTGAAACATTACCGCCAAACATTATTAAAGCGATTGCTCCATATGCAACTGCTATTCAAAGTATGATGTCAAATCCTCAACTGTTTGGTAAGTTCAAAGCACTTATGAAACAAGCTGAAGCCGGACAGAACCAGCAATAACAATACCTTAAACACCCCTACATAAATAATTGCATGTTCATACCAAACGTGCAAAAACTAGAGTTCAAAGAATCTGCTGATATCTATACCTACATATATGAGGATGCCGAAGTACTCAATCCAATACTAGCTGAAAAAATTAAAGCTAAAGGAGATTGCCAATATCGAAAAACAAATGTTCAAGCAAATATGACAGAATGGACAATGTTTAGAGATCCTGACTTTAAAAAGATTATTGACTTTGCTATTGAAGTTGTACAAAATGGTCTTGAACATTTAGTTGGTGGTAAGTATGAAGTAACAGATTGTTGGGGTGCAGTATACCAAAAAGGTGATAGTTGTAAACCACATGCACATCATCCTGCTATTTGGAGTTTTGTATATTATGTACAAGCAACACCAGATGATGCACCTTTAGTATTTCCAACAAGTGGTAATGCAATATTTCCAAATCCTGGACTTATAGCAGTATTTCCGGGTTGGGTAACACACGAAGTACCACTACAAAAGAACGATGCCGAACGAATAGTAATAGCAGGTAATTTAACAATTCATCGTACACAAGCGGAATAAAGTTGTTGACAAGCAATAATAGTTCGTGTATAATGTACATAACAATTAATTAAGGAGTTGATATGAGTGATAGAACATATGGCGCTGAAGAAAAAGCCAAACTAGAAAGATTGGTTAATGAAGGCGTAACAGTACTACAAGAAGTAGAAGATCTAAATACAGGTCTAAAAGATACTGTAAAAGCAGTAGCAGAAGAACTAGACATTAAGCCTAGTCTTATTAATAAAGCAATTAAGATCGCACAAAAAGGTGAATGGCATAAAGTTGCTGACGAATTTGATGATTTGGAAACACTAGTAGCCACAGTTGGCAGGGACAAATAATTTTGAATAGAGCAATCGACTTTTTTAAAACAAGCTATAGGCTAAGCCCTATTGCATTCTATTGCGAAATGATTGAGGCGTTGTTCTTAATCTCAGCAAGTGCAATATTGAGCTTTACTATATTAGATCCCGCAACAACAATATTTGTACCATTATATTTGGTTGGAAGTTTATTGGGTATTGTTAGTGCAGTTATTAGACAAGCGGCATTTGTAATTATACTTTGTTCTTGGTTCTCAGCAATGAACCTTTGGGCATTAATACAGTTGTTCGTAATATGAAATATATGGTTGACATAGATCAAACAATCTGTTATAATAGTAACAGTGAATATGAATTTAGTGAACCAGATGTTCAACGTATACAACATTTCAATAAGTTGTATAATGAAGGCAATGAAATACATTATTGGACTGCTAGAGGCGGTACCACAGGCAAAGATTGGAGTGAGCTTACTAAAGACCAATTTGCTAAATGGGGTGTACTATACACAACATTAAGTTTTAGAAAGCCACACTATGACATTTGGATAGATGACAAGGCAAGAGAGGCGAATGAATATTTTAGAAAGATTAAAGAAGAAGGTAATCGTCGGCCATAAGCGACAGTATTGGTTTTTGTCAGCCCCAAGTGACATACGAGGAGTAAAAATATGAGTTATGTAGACGCACAGTTCGATCGTGATCAGGATTTGATCAGAGTAGTCGAACGAAAAGATGGTAAGCGTTCTTACGCAGAATATCCAATCAAATACACATTTTATTATAAAGATCAACGTGGTAAGTACAAAAGTATTTACGGTGATCCATTAAGCAGAATTGTTGCTAAAAACACAAAACAGTTTCGTAAAGAACTAGCCATTAATGCAAACAAAGAATTGTTTGAAAGTGATATTAATCCAATCTTCCAATGTTTAAGTGAAAACTATTTAAATGTAGATTCACCTAAGTTAAATGTTGCATTTTTTGATATTGAGACAGACTTTGATCCAGAACGTGGCTTTGCTGATCCAAGTGATCCGTTTATGCCCATTACTGCTATTAGTGTACACTTACAATGGTTAGATACATTAGTTACATTTGCTATGCCTCCAAAAGGCTTAACTATGGAACAGGCAGAAGAAGAAGTTAAAGATTTCCCTAACACATACTTGTATGAAAAAGAAGGAGATATGTTAGAAGCATTTCTTGATATTATACAAGATAGTGATATACTTACAGGTTGGAACAGTGAAGGTTATGATATTCCGTATACTGTTAATCGTGTAAAAAGAGTTTTAAGTAAAGATGATACAAGACGTTTTTGTTTGTGGAAACAACTTCCTAAAAAACGTGAGTATGAAAAGTATGGTCGTAAAGCAGAAACATATGATCTAATTGGTCGTGTGCATTTAGATAGTTTAGAATTATATCGTAAGTATACATATGAAGAAAGACACACATACAGACTAGATGCTATTGGTGAACTAGAAGTTGGTGAAAACAAGACTGTATACGAAGGTACATTAGATCAACTTTATAACAACGACTTTAAAACGTTTATTGAATACAACAGACAAGACGTTGCACTACTAGACAAACTAGATAAGAAACTAAAGTTTATTGACCTTAGTAACGAACTAGCACACAGTAACACAGTTTTACTACAAACTACTATGGGTGCAGTTGCAGTTACAGAACAAGCTATTATTAACGAAGCACATCACAGAGGGCTACAAGTTCCTAACAGAGTAAAACGTGAGCCAGGTAGTGATCCTGCCGCGGGTGCCTATGTTGCATTTCCTAAAAAAGGTGTACACAAGTGGATTGGTAGTATGGACTTGAACAGTCTGTATCCTAGTGTTATTCGTGCATTGAATATGGATCCAGCAACAGTTGTTGGACAACTACGTCCAGACTTAACTAACGCAATGGTTGAAGATGCAATGACGCTTCAAAAGAAGTCGTTTGCAGGTGCTTGGGAAGGCCGCTTTGGTACTATTGAATACGAAGCAGTTATGGAACAAAAGAAAGACGTTAGTATTACTGTTGACTTTGAAAACGGTGAAAGTGAAATGCTTAGTGGTGCTGAAGTATACAAATTAATATTTGATTCGCACAAGCCGTGGATGCTAACTGCTAACGGAACTATATTAACTAACGAGTTTGACGGAGTTATTCCAGGACTACTTAAACGTTGGTATAGTGAACGTAAAGAATTGCAAAAGCAAAAAGGTAAAGCTATTGATGCCGGCAACAAAATTGAACAAGCGTTTTGGGATAAGAGGCAGTTAGTTAAAAAGATTAACTTGAACAGTTTGTACGGTGCTATTCTAAATCCTGGTTGTAGATTCTTTGATCCACGTATTGGACAATCAACTACACTAACAGGTAGAGCTATTGCAAAGCACATGAGTGCAGAAGTAAACAAAGTTATTACAGGCACTTATGATCACGTAGGAGATAGTATTATCTATGGTGATACAGATTCTGTTTACTTTAGTGCCCACCCTGTACTAAAAGAAGATATTGACAAAGGTACTATTCCTTGGGGTAAAGAAAACGTTCTTAAACTTTATGATCAAATTTGTGAAGAAGCAAATGAAACATTTCCAAAGTTTATGATGGAAGCATTTCATTGTCCAAAAAGCAGGTCGGACGTTATTGCGGCAGGTAGAGAGATTGTTGCAGAGTCAGGCTTGTTTATTACAAAGAAACGTTATGCGGCTTTGATTTATGATAACGAAGGCGAACGTATGGACGTCGACGGTAAAGTAGGTAAAGTAAAAGCAATGGGTCTTGATCTTAAACGTTCAGACACTCCTGTGTTTATGCAAGACTTTTTAAGTGAACTATTGCTTATGGTACTTACAGATAAAACAGAAGCTGAGATACTTGAGAAGATTACAGAATTCCGTACTGCATTTAAGCTACGCCCTGGCTTTGAAAAAGGTTCGCCTAAACGTGCAAACAAGATTGGCGAGTATCAACGTAAAGAAGCAAAGATGGGTAAAGCTACTATGCCTGGACATGTAAGAGCAAGTATCAATTGGAATACACTTAAACGTATGAACGGCGACAAGTATTCACAAGAGATTGTAGACGGTATGAAAGTTATTGTTTGCAAACTAAAACAGAATCCATTAGGATATACAAGTGTTGCGTATCCAACAGACGAACTCCGTATTCCGGACTGGTTCAAAGAACTACCGTTTGATGATGACGCAATGGAATCAACTATTATTGACAACAAACTAGATAACTTGATTGGTGTGTTGAACTACGATATCTCAAGCACATTACAGAACAATACATTTAGTTCGTTGTTTGACTTCGGAGAATAATATGGCTGTACATGGAATGATAGATTTAGAAACACTAGGCGTTGAGCCGGATAGTGTAATTATAACTCTAGGTGCTATCAAATTCGATCCGTATACTAATGAAGATCCTCATAGTGGATTGTACTTACGTTGTGACATTGAAGAACAAAGTGAAAAGTTAGGAAGAAGTATTGATGACAATACTCTTGCTTGGTGGACTAAACAAGATCAAAACATTCAAGACGAAGCGTTTGGTGATCACGAAGATCGTGTTAATATGGATCAACTTACAAAAGCAATTAATAAATTCTGTGTAGGTGTTGATCAACTATGGTGTCAAGGTCCATTGTTTGACTATGCAATATTGCAGAACTTATATAAAAATGTTAACAAACCTTGTCCTTGGAACTTCTGGCAGATTAGAGATAGTAGAACTATCTTTAGTATGATGCCTACAGATCCACGTAAAGCAATACAAGAAGAATTACACAATGCACTCGCTGACTGTTATTATCAAGCAAAGTGTGTACAACAAACGTTTAAAGCATTTGGAGTAACCAAGTGAGAATACTACTAACAGGACACAAAGGTATGGTTGGAACAGAGTTGTATAATGCTCTAACTAAAGACCATCGTGTTATTGGTATTGATTTAAAAGACGGTAATAACTTACTAGACTGTTCGTTAGACTTCGAAGTTGATCTAGTAATTCATCTTGCAGGCGAAAGCGGAATACTAAGAAGTTTAGAAGAACCTGATTTGTATTTTCAACACAATGTACTAGCAACCAAAAGATTATTTGACCATTTTAAAAATACTAGAATATTATATGCTAGTTCAAGTACTGCAAAAGAACCTAATAGAAATCCGTATGCTTTAACCAAACACACAGTTGAACGCATTGCACCACATTCAAGTCTAGGTATGAGATTTACAACTATATACAGTAACAACTCAGAACTTAGGCCAAACATGTTAATACCTCGAATTATACGCAATGACGTACCACACGTAACTAATCATAAAAGAGACTTTATTCATGTTGCCGATATTGTAAGTGCAATACTTACATTAATCAAAAACGAAGATGTAAGAGGAGTTATTGATATCGGAACTGGCAAAAGCCAATCACTAAAAAGTATTTTAAAAGAATTTGGAATGAATCCACAACTAAAAATGGATACTCCCAATGAAAGAGCTGATAATGTTGCTGACATATCAGTATTACAAGGCTTGGGTTGGAAAACAACAATTGAGCTAATACAATTCTTAAAAGACAAGAAAGAGCTTGACTTTTCAGAAAAACCTAAATATAATGTATATAACTAATGGAGAAATGTTAAAATGAAAGATATCTTACAAGACGTTGTTGCTCATACACATTCACTAGGATTCTTAACTTTAGTAAAAGTTACTGGTGAAGATGCCGCAACGACAATCGAATCAATGGCAGAAGATAGAAGTGTTATCTTAACTGCTACAACAAAGGCGGCAGTAAACGAATTTAAAGGAACCTTTGGTATGCCTAACTTAGATAAGTTAGCACTACACTTAAAGAATCCTGAGTATCAGAAGCAGTCAAAGATTACTGTAGAACAACAGGATCGTAACGGCGAAACTATTCCTACACACTTGCACTTTGAAAATGAAGCAGGTGACTTTGAAAACGATTATCGTTTTATGAACAAAGCAATTATTGATGAAAAACTTAAAACTGTAAAGTTTAAAGGTGCATCATGGGACGTAACTATTGAACCTACAATGGCTTCAATTACTAGAATGAAATTGCAAAGTGCGGCACATTCAGAAGAAACTACATTTACAGTTAAGACTGAAAATGATAACCTAGTGTTTAGTTTTGGTGATGCTTCGCAACACGCAGGTTCATTTGTATTCCAACACGCAGTTGGTAGTGAATTGAAACATGCTTGGAGTTGGCCTGTAGCACAGGTACAAGCTATTTTAAATCTTGATGGTAAAGTAACTATGAAGATTAGTGATCAAGGTGCAATGGCATTAAGTGTTGACAGTGGTTTAGGTCAGTATGACTATATTCTACCAGCACAAACAAAATAAGGACTTTATGACAAGTGTTGATATTAATGACGATGACAAAACATTTGAAAATGAACAAAGTACAGTAACCATACCTCTTAAGGAGTATGACAAGTTGAGAGAAAAACAAAAGTATATTACAGACAAAGATATGATATCTGTAGTAGACAAAATTGAAGAACTTGTTAGAGCCCTTAGGAAACATATTGTAAGGACGGACATATAAGTGAATACAGACTTAACAACTGAACAAAAGGACTACGCAACATTCTTGCCAGCTCTTAGTGGATTCTACGCAACATTCGTAGGCAAACAAAGACGTGAGGAGTACGTAGAATATAAACGTATACCTCAACACTTTACTAATGGTGTTGAAAGCATGAATTGGCTTAATCCTAGTAAGTCGTTGTTTGAGTACAAATGGTCACTATACTCCGCAGGACATGCCGAACTAGACATTAACAAAGATGCACCTAAAGAAGATATGGTACGAAACAGAGATCGTAACACTTCTTGGATGCTTGGCGATAGTGGTGGTTTCCAGATTGGTAAAGGTGTGTGGGAAGGCGATTGGAAGAATCCTAATTGTCCTAAAGCACAAAAGAAGCGTGAACAAGTTCTTGCTTGGATGGACGCTTACATGGACTATGGTATGATACTTGATATTCCTGCCTGGGTAGCACGTTCTCCAGAAGGTGCAAAAGCAACAGGTATTGATAACTATCAAGATGCCGTTAATGCTACACGTATTAACAATGACTTCTTTATGAAGAATCGTAATGGCAACTGTAAGTTCTTAAATGTATTACAAGGCGAGAATCATGCTGACGCAGAAGATTGGTATCAGCAAATGAAAGATTACTGTGATCCTGTTAAGTATCCTGACACACATTTTAATGGGTGGTCGATGGGTGGACAGAACATGTGTGATGTACATTTGGTTCTTAAACGTCTAGTTGCATTGAGATTTGATAACCTACTACAAACAGGCATACATGATGTAATGCACTTCTTAGGAACATCTAAGCTAGAGTGGGCTACATTATTAACTGACATTCAACGTGCAGTACGTAAATATCACAACCCCAATTTTATGATTACATTTGATTGTGCTTCTCCATTTTTAGCAACAGCAAACGGTCAAATATATTGTGAACTTGAAACAGGTGATAGAAGTAAATGGGTTTATAGAATGGTGCCAAGCATTGATGATAAAGCATTGGCAACTGATACTACTCC